GGTCACTGTACTCCTCGATGAGCCAGCCAATGATTTCTCCCAAAGTTTCTACAGAAACAATTTTCTTCTCGTCCTCTAGAAGTGCGTCAAATCGGGCGTAGCTCTCTGCAGGCAGTACCTTCTTAAAGAAAGTACGGGTAACCTTTGCCGAGTCTGAAGCATTTTCAGAGTTAGCTAGCTCAACAAACTCGAGCAAAACTTTACCCTGAAGGCGCGGGAGACACTCAAAGTTCTCTCCGTGAAGTGTGAAACTGATTGGCTCGGCTGAGGTGTTGTCTTCTTTGCCCTTGCCAAAATCTTTGAATCTTGCCATCTTATTTAGTTCTTTCTTTTAGATATTCGTCTTAGCGGTGCGCATGCACCACTATCAATTGTACTATGGCAGAAAGAGGGCTAGTTTGGCCTACAGAGGCTTAAGGTCCTTAGTGAATATCTTTAGTTGGTCAGATAGGTATCTGTTTGGCTTGGTTCCAGGGTGACGAACCATAGGCGTGAAAACCAAGCTTTTAGTTTTGCTACCGAAGAACACGAGGTTGCTTCCCTTTTTAGAGAAGATAAGGTGAGGTCTAGTACCTTCGTGGTGAATATAAGCAATCTTGTTGTTGGAGAATATAGAAACTTCCTGACCGCTACGGTAAGCCCTCATTGAGAACTTGATTGACTTCGCCAATCTTCCAGTATCTTTACCAACCTGACGTCGTGCCTCAAACACAGCAGTCCTAGCACGGCCCCTTAGCCAACGCGCAACGGTCCCAGTCGGGCCCTTAACCATGTTGGTGTACTGGGGCTCAATGAACTCTACTTTTCTAAATTTAAAAGAAACTACTGCAGGAACGCCGTTGCTCATTTTATGGAACCGCCATAGTAACTTGTAGCCCTACAGTCTGAAATCCACCGTCCGGACCACTAATCTCTAGGTTAGCCACGACGCCAAGACCATACCCTGTACCATCCCACATGTCAAACTCACGAACAGTTTCCATGAGGACCCATGCGTCAGTGGTAGAGCGAGCAGAAGTTTGCTGAATCTTCTCGGGGCTTGGCGGGCGACCATTCACACCAACGGTAGCTACTTCGCGTGAAATGTAAATAGTAACAGTCGCGCTACGCGGAACGTTGCAACGCTGAGGCTGGCTGGCTTCGTCACCGGGAGCACCCAAGTACATCTGATTGAACGAGACAACAACCTGCTCGCAGTCGATGGCTGGCTCGCCAATCATCCAGTAGCGGCGAGTAGGTAGGTTAACGTTATATGACTGAAACACTGCCTCAACGCGGTCAAGAATTCCATCCATCATGTCGGTGAGGTGCATTGCCTCGTCGGTAGCACCTGTAACGTCAATAGTCATTAGTCATACATCCTTATGCTTATGTTTCCAGCGGCTAGCTCCGAAACTTCCTCTACTCCGTTCACGGTGCGAGTAGCATAAAGAGTCCAAGTGCCGGGGTCGACCATTCCGATTGCTTTAAAGGTTTCATCGTAGGTTGCGGTGAAAGTCATAGTGTCGGTGACGTTGTCGAGGTCTATGTTTGCAGAGTCTACGGTAACAGACTTAGTGCCGCCGTAGTTGCGAATCTTGACCTGAGGCGTATAGCCTGTTCCAGCAAAGAATATGCTAACGTCGAGAACTCCGGTAGAGTCCCAAACAACATCAGCGCCCTTAACTCCCACTAAGTCGAAGTCGGCATCTGCAGTTAGAGCCAAAGGCTTGGCAGTGTAGCGACGGGCGCGGGGGACGTCGACGGTAAAGACCTTAGCCTTCTTGCGGGCGTTGTCAGGGTTGACGGTCTTAAGGAAGAGGTCAATTACGTAGATACCAGTACGAAGCTCGGCAATGAACTCTTGGTTGTCAAGAATGGTATAAGAAACGCCCTGACGCGAGACAGAGGTTACACGCTGAGGTAGGGCGCAGTCGTCGTCTCCAGCCCAGAGCTTGGCAAATTCCATAGCCAAAGTGCGAGCAGCCATCTTGCCGGTGATTGGAACCGGGGTACCATAAGAATAAGTAATTTCAGTGTTGCAAGGAGTCCAAGGGGTACCAGCAACAACGTGGATAGTCGAGTGGTCTACTAAGTAGTAGCTCGAAGGGTCAAGAATTTTTCCAGTCTTGTTACGCATCGAGTGGATTTTAATGACAGGTCGGCCGCGCAAGCGAATGCGTGCGTCGGGAGAGAGGCCGTCTGCAACGAGTTCTGAGTACTCGTCATAGTCTCCAGATGGGATGTTGTAGACATCTCCACCAAAAAGTACAGGGCTGTTAGTCTTAGTAGAAGGGCCCATTCGGTTGTTTCTTAGCACACAGGTGTAACGCTCAGTCACAATTGTCTCGCCAGTATACTTACGACCAGACATGGACCAAAGAAGTTGTGAAGCAACCTGGCAAGCCTCTAGTGCATACTCAGTGCCAGAATATGCTCCAAGCTCTTCGGGCTGTACCCACAGATTGTTACTCATTTAAACCTCTTACTAAGTATAAACGGGTGGTACGTAGGTGTATTGCTACAGTCTACGCACCACCCGTTATCTAATTACTATTAACCGATTTCGTTAGCAGCAATGATGTTGTCGATAGCAACGTCAGCGTTGTAGTTGATGTTACCAGGAACGTTGAAGGTGTCTCCAGCAGTGCCTAGGTTAGTTACAGCAACTGGGCTTGGGTAGCTCTCGGTGACCGAGTTAACAACCTGGATACGTGTACCAGTAGCAACGGTAGCCGAAGCAACGTTAGCGGTAATTGAAGCGTTGGTGTAGCTAATCGCGCTGGTGTTAGCTGCAGTAACAGTAACGGTTCCGTCGAATGAAGTACCAGCGTTCTTAATGAATAGAACGTCGCCAACCTCAAGCTTCGGGTCAGCCGAGAAGGTCACCTGAGCAGTGGTGTTTCCAACCCATGCCTGAGCAGTGTCCACAGTTACGGTGCTTGCGTTTAGAACGCCAGCAGCGGTGAATACAGTCTGGTCAGTTGAGTTGTCGGTCCAAGTGTAGAAGCCGTTTAGACCAGTTGGAGCCCAGGTGGTGCGTGCGTAAGCGTATGGACGCTCTGCAGCAGTTGGGAACTCCCAGCGGCCATCGATACCTGACTTGAAGTTAACGTTTCCAAGACCGTAGCCTTCGAAGGTGTTAGCCATTAGGCCGTTCTCGATGACGCGGTCGCCAGACTGACGGAACTTAGCGTATGGGAATACCCAGTGGAAGTAAGGAAGAACGCCTCCGCGCTTTCCGTCCTTAACTGCGTGTGACCAAGCTTCAACGGCAACACCGTTACCAGCAGGGTCGTCACCAACGCCAGGAGCTGCCCAACCGATTGACTTCTCGTTAGGGTCTCCAGCGGTTCCTAGGTTCTTGCGAAGCAATAGACCACCAGATAGAAGAGCTGAAAGCTCTGGGTCTGGCTCACAGATAGCAAGCTCCATGGTGATACGCTTTAGAGTGTCCGGAGCCTTGTATGTTACGCATACAACACCGTTTGCACCCTTCTCGGTGATTTCGTCGCCCTCTTCATATTCAGGGGTGAACGAAATACGCATAAATGCTGAGGTGGTGTAGCTGTGTCCAGGACCAGTCAGCAGGTTGCCAGCGGCGTCCAAGCGGGTGACACGAATTGACACACCCTGGATGCTAGCAGCATATTCTTGAGTAGCCATTTAGCTATTCTCCTTAGGTAGTTATTAAGCTGTTAGGTCGACCCGAACAGCGAGGTGGATTGATGTATCAAAGTAAACCGCAGCTGGGCGGATTGCCTTGAGACGCATGTCATTCGTGTTGCCCGACACATCGTAAGCTTGCGCTAGATTGTCGTTCACGACATCGATATCGCCCACGTAAGTGCGGACGGTTCCGGTGGCGTAAATCCATTTGTTGGCAGCTGATGCAGTTGCACCAGTAGCACCGTCGGGTCCGGTACCAGAGTACCCGGAACCAACGACGACAGGAGTCCCACCTAGAGTTTGTAGGTGCTCCTTGTCTTTTTCGTGAAAAAGCATATTTGAGTTGCTAGCAAGAAGTGCAGCAACATCGCGAGTAATGTGA